AACATTCAAGCAGGAGTTCGAGGCAAGTTTCGAGAATCTCACTGGTCTCGTTGCAGTCTCCTTTTCAGATTCCAACATTTCTACCGAAGTGGAGGACATATCCATCGCCCCACTCTTACTAGGAGTCGATTTCAACGTAGACCCACTTTGCGGTATATGTGCAATCCGACATCAAGGCATCCTTTACGTCTTTGACGAGATAATTTTGACGGGCGGTGCAACAACCTGGGATTTTGCCGAGGAAGTTACAAATCGTTACGGAGTAGAAAGACGCATCATCGCTTGTCCCGACCCAACGGGATCTGCCCGAAAAACATCAGGAGTAGGCTCAACGGACCACACTATCCTGCGTAGAAGCGGTTTTACTGTGTCATCTCCCAGATCTCCCTGGAAAGTCCGTGACAAAGTAACCGCAATCAACACTGCACTATATGACGCAGCAGGAGAAAGACGAACTCTAATACACCCACGCTGTAAAGAACTCATAAAATCCCTCCGCACCCTTACTTACGCTCCAAACACAGGTATGCCGAATAAAAACCTTGGAGTTGACCACGCATTTGACGCTTTCGGCTATCTCTGCCTCCAACAGTTTAACCTTGCCAAGCCAGAGACATTAGGCCAAACTTCGTTTAGAATATATTAAGATACCTAATTCTTATCATGCCCTATCACACTGGAATGAAGAAAAAGAAGAAGAAAAAGAAGGGAGGCAAGAAGCGTAGTGAATGTTCCTGTAAATAAAGCTCTTTACGCTAGAGTAAAAGCCGAAGCCAAGCGTAAATTTAAGGTTTACCCAAGTGCTTATGCAAATGCGTGGCTTGTACGAGAGTACAAAAAACGTGGAGGTACTTATCGAGTGGAGAAAAAACGTGCCACAAAAAAGAAAAAGTAGTCCTAACCCTAGAGCCAAAGGTGGTTTAACACGTTGGTTCAAGGAAAATTGGGTTGATGTAAAAACTGGTAAACCTTGTGGTCGTTCAAAAGGCGAAAAAAGAGGCTATCCAGCTTGCCGACCAAGTAAGCGTGTCTCAAGTAAGACACCTAAGACTGTCGGAGAAATGACAGCAGCCGAAAAAGCAAGATTTAAACGTGAAAAAACCAGCAGTAAGAAGATAACATACCAACATAGACGTAAAACTACACGAAAAAAGAAAAAATGAGCAAATCTCATGCAATGGCAAGATGTCAAGGGTACATCGCAAGTGTCAAAAAAGGTAAGAAAAAGAAAACTAAGGCAAAAAAGAAGAAAAAATGAGTGTAAAATCTCGTGTAAAGCGGTAACATAGAGTTATCTAGGAAAAACCATGCCTAAAAAATCCTATTCTGCAAAACAAAGGAAACTGGCTGCTGTTGCACCTCCTAGAGATAAGATCACTGCTGCTGATCTAAAGAAATTACGCTCCAAAAAGAAGAAAAAGAAAAAATGAAACTAACTACTCGTCAAAAAAATTTACTGGAAAAACATTCTGAACATCATAGTGATAAGCATATGGAGTTTATGAAGAGAAGAATGCGAGCAGGAGATTCATTTACTGTTGCTCATAAAAAAGCACAGGCAAAGGTAGGTAAATAATGAGGAAAAAACGTAAATCTGTAAGTTTATCTGTAGGAAGAGGTGAAAAATCCAAAAAGGGTGGTCTGACCGCAAAAGGTCGTGCGAAATACAACAAAGCAACAGGATCTAACCTCCAAGCACCTGTTACCAAAAAGAAAAACCTTACTCCCAAAGAAAAAGCAAGAAGAAAATCTTTCTGTGCGAGAATGAAAGGAGTAAAAGGTCCACTTAAAGATAGTAAGGGCAGACCTACAAGAAAAGCGTTAGCCTTAAAACGATGGAGGTGTTGACATGACTTACGCAGTACCAGGCAGAATCCAGACTGCCATAACAGCCAGTTCCTATTTAGGTGGCAGCGATAGTCCTTTTACTCGCACCAGAGCAGTAGTGGACATGATGAAAGGTTGGGAAATAATGAAAGCAGTTACAGAAGGAACAGAATACTTGAGAGAAAATTCTGAAGCATTTTTACCATTAGAACCAAGAGAGGATTACGATGCTTACCTAGCTAGAGTAAACAGAGCAGTATTTAGTCCTTTTACACAAAGATTGATAAGAGCAGCAACAGGTTTAGTGCTTAGAAAACCAATATCATTAATAGGAGATCCTTACTGGACTGAGATGTTCAAAATGGATGTTGACGGTTGCAAATCAGATTTAGACGAATATGCTCGAAGACTATTAATGTGCTCTCTCACATACGGTCAAAGCCATATTCTTGTAGATTATCCCGCACCTGGTGGAGCAGTAAGTTTAGCCGAAGAACGTCAGCAAAATCGTAGACCATATTGGATTGAAGTCGATCCAACAAACATTTACGGCTGGAGATTAGATAGGGAATCAAACTATGGCAACTTGATACAAGTGAGACTAGCTGAAAAAGCAGTTTTACCTGATGGAGACTTTGGTGAAAAGATTTATGACCAAGTTAGAGTAATAGAACCAGGTCGTTATCGTGTTTTTAGAAAAAGAGAAACAGTTGAGGATCTTTATGAAGATGATGGCGGTGGATATGCAGGAAGTATGTCTAGCCCCGAAGGAGCAAAAGACTATGAATTAGCAGAATCAGGTGAGTTTTCTCTTGGCGAAGTACCCTTGGTTTCAATTTACTCTGGAAAAGTTGAAAATCTAGTAAGTAAACCACCTTTATTGGATATTGCATACCTAAACCTTGCACATTTTCAAAGACAGGCTGATTTAATTCATAGTTTGCACGTTGCATCTCAACCAATGCTTGTAATGGAAGGTTATGACGATCAAACTAAAGATCTTGCTGTAAGTGTTAACTATGCAATGGCTACTCAACCTGGAAATAAAATCTATTATGTAGAACCAGCTTCCAGTGCTTTTGATGCTCAATCTGCTGAGATTAAAGAATTACAAATGCAAATGGCAACATTAGGAATTAGTACATTATCACAACAGAAGTTTGTAGCTGAATCAGCCGATGCTCGCAGACTAGATCGTGTAGACACCAATTCCATGCTTGCTATGGTCTCTATGGAACTTGAGCAAAAGCTACAAAAAGCCTTCAATCTCTCTGCCGAATATGTTGGAATCGAACCACCAGAAGTAAAGATTAGTAGAGACTTTGACATTGAAAGGCTAATCGGACAAGATATTACAGCTTTAACATCATTGTTTGATCAACAAGTCATTGATAGAGAGGAATTTAGGGATATTTTGGTACAAGGTGAAGTGCTTCCTAACGCAAATGAGGTCAAACCAGAATAGTCTGCTACAATAGTGGGTAAGTACATATAAACTATGGGCAAACATCTAGATTATGTTCAGCAATCTGATGGAACATATAAGTGGGAACTGGCAGAAATTCCAGCCGTCAAGTCCACTCCAGCAGAGACATCTAAACCAAAAGCAGAAGCTAAGAAAGTTTCTAACAAGAAAAAATCTACAAGCATACTTTCCGACTAATTCATGGCAATCGAAGAAAAAGTAGTTCAGTCTGAGTCTGTGGCTCCTTCTGATCAGTCCGTGACTGAAACTCCTTCACAACCACAAGCTCCTAACCTAGATTCTGTCAAAGCAGAGTACGAAGCAAAATTAGCTGCTGCCCGTAAGGAAGCTGCTGAAAACGAAGAAAAATTTAAGGGTGCAAAGTCTAAATTAGACGAAGTTTACAAGAAAAAAGAAGCAGAACGCACCAAAGAACTTGAAGATCAAGGTCAATGGAAAACTCTTTGGGAAGAAGCCAATAAAACTAACCAAGAAATGCAGCAAGAGAATATGTCTCTTAAGCAAAGTCTAGAAGATATGAAAACTTCTAATGAGATGGCATCTACAAAAACTACAGCACTTGCAGCTATTAGTAATCAAGGTGCTATAAACGCAGAACAAATGCTTTCTTTGATACAAAATAAGCTACAAAGAAACGCTGAAGGTAAGGTAGTTGTTCTCAACGGTGGTGTAGAACAGGACTTAAATACTTATCTCTCCACATTAAAAAACCCTGGAAGTGGATACGAACATCATTTTAAACCAAGCAGTGCTGCTGGTATGGGTGCAAAGCCTAGTCCTGTATCGAATGTGTCAGGTGGAGTAATTAATCCCTGGAAGACTGGCAATTTGACGCAACAGATTATAATGGAGAATGAGAACCCCGACCTCGCAGCCGTGCTGAAGAGGGAGGCTCAATAAAATAGTTAGTTTCCGTGAAACTAATGCCCTTATCTGTGATTAGGGTATCGCAAAAAGTTTAAAGGTAAATCTGAATGGCTGCTCCGTTTCAGAATTACTCTGGCGGTGTCCTATTAGCGGATGTCGTTAAGAGAAATAATTTTAGTACTTACGTTTCCGAAGCTATCAAGGAGCGTAGTGCTTTTATCAAGTCTGGTGCTGTTACTCGTAACGCACTTCTTGATGCAACAGAAGGTGGAACAAGAATCCAAGTTCCAGAATTTAACCCAATCGCTCCAACGGAAGAAATTCTAACTGGTGCTGCAAACTGGGGAACATCTACTGCTGGTTACTTAACACCACAGAAGATTGGTACAGGCACACAGGTTGCAACAATCTGCCACAGAGCATTTGCTTATGCTGTAGATGATGTTGCTATCTTGGCTGCTGGTGAAGATCCAATGGGTCACATCAGAAACCAACTTGCAGATGCAATTAACAAATTAAACAACGCTAGATTGTTCTCACATTTAGCTGGTTTATTTGGAACTGCATTAGCAGCAAACAAACTAGACCTAGCAAAAGCTGGTGCTAGTGCGACTGAAGCAAACTTCCTAACAGCTTCAGCAGTTTCTAAGGCAAGAAACTTACTCGGAGAAAGAGGAGAGGATCTCGATATTCTTATTGTTCATCCAACAGTTGCTTACTACCTATATCAGGTTGGTATGTTAACTTTCTCTACTTCTGCATTATCAACTGGAACTGGCATCCAATGGGGTGGCGGTGGTGTTGGAATCAGCGATAGAGCCGTTGGCGAATTTGCTGGTTGTACAGTTGTTGTTGACTCTGCTGTTAACACAGTTGCACCATCTAGTTCAAGTGGTCATCAGATTGAGTTCTTCTGCTACTTAACAACATCAGGAACAATTCTTGAAGGTAATCAGCAAGCACTAAGAATCGAAGCTGAAAGAAACATTCTTTCTAAGCAAGATGTTATGTCTGTTGACTACCACAGTGCTTATCACGTTATGGGTACTAAGTGGAACGTTGCTGATGACAACCCAACTAA